TGCTTAAGTTTCTTCAAAAATCTAATGATATTCTCATCAGTGTCATTTTCTTTTGGATACCAAAAACCTAAGTTAGCTTCTGCTCCAGATTGATCTTTGAAGATAAGCTTGTAATCAGGAGAGTTAGGATTCTCTTTATCCTCCTGTTTAGTTCTTTCCAAAGTTACTGTGCAGTTATCAGCTCTACCTGCTTCTCCACCGTTAAAAATGTTAACGTTTCCACCACCATCATAGGTGCTATCATTCAAATCGAATGTCTTCATTGCTTAAATTTTATAAAAGGTTATTAATTAAAAGTACTTGTTTCAGTATCGTCTGAGATGTAGCCAACATTTATAGGCATTGGCTCATTCTCATACTCAACAGTAGTTGTCATTGTAATGACTTCCTCATCTGCTTGAGAGATTGTAGCAAGATCAAACATAAAAGCTACTGGATCATGGCTTACTGCTGCTCCTGCTTCAAAGCTATTGTCAGCAGTTTCGTCAAGATTGTAAGTCTTAACAAAGTATCCCCAAAGTTTACTGTCTTTGAAAGTAAGACCTTGATAATCCTTCTTAGCTTTTACAATGTAGCCTTGACCTTTTGGTAACTCCATTCCTGTAGCATTTACTACAACAGGTGACTCCTTAGTAAAATCAAAGGCTATTTGACCGCCATCTTCTAAGCCCAGGTTGTCGCACATATCCTGGTTAAGAACAATCTCTTTAGAAGTTCTAGGTCCGTTGTTTTTAACAACAATAATTGCTGCACCATATGGGTACAAATTAGCAGCACTTGCAGCTGCTTTCCCTCTTTGAGAAGGGATTCCAAATGTAAATTCCATCTGTGTATTTATTTAGATTTGATAATAATTACGAATTGAATCGTCTACCTGACCTAAGTCATTGGTAATAAATTCCTGTTCAAATAGTCCAATAGGAGTCTTACAAGTATCTGCACCTGAGTTTACTGTTCTAAACCCATATACTAATCCTTGTCCCGCAACCTTAGAAGGCTCAGCATATAATACTATTGAGCTGAATGATTCTGGAACAAACTTCTTTAACTGCTGACCCTGGGTAGCTATTCTCTCTTGAGGAAATCCATCCTCATCATAGATAGTTTCTGGGTGAGCAATTAGGTATACTACAATATCTTCTCTCATCTTATCATTAATGATGTTGATGAGGTCATATTGAGCACCTGAAAATTCTGACCACTTATCAAAGCCGGATCTCTTTCTAAACTTAGCAGACATGATAGCATCAGTCTGAAGTCTAGACCAAGTATCTATTACAATAGCCTTAGTCTTCCCATCTTTATGGGCAGGCTTAAGAATATTCTCAATGATCTCAATAGTATCATTGGTCTTGTAATAGTTACCCTTCTCAGCATTATATAGCTTAGAGAAGTTAGGAGCCGGCAAAGGCTTCTGGTCAGTGTTTACAACAATAGTTGTCTCTGGGTTAAGTCCTTTGATCCCAACTTGGTCAATAGGACAGATAGAGGTAGATTTCCCAGAACCAGATCTACCTACAATGTACACTAGTGTAGCCATTTAACTTACATTAAAATAGTTTAGTACTTTTTGAACCTTTGCAGGATCATCTTTTAATTCATCAATGGTAGGCAACTCTCTTATCTTACCTATGGCACCTATAAAACCTAAGGCAATATCTACATTGTCTATACCGTCTCGATTCTTGAGAACAGATAAACCTCTATAGAAGCTACCATAAGTATTCATATCATAGCCATTGTGGTCAGATAACCTATGACGAATTGGATTAAACAAAGCAATAACAGTATCAGCATCCTGAGCTGGGTTACCGGTATCTTTGAAGTCAGATAGTTGAGGATCCGGATGAGAGTTAGACTTTCTATCCATAGCCTCTATAGAACGATTGAATTGGCTTACAACAACAGGGGAGAATCCGCATCTATTTCTAAACTTAATCAGCATTTCTGATAAGTCATCAATAGCTTTCTTCTTACTACCCATGTGGTCTTTGTTAGGAGTAATCAAACCAACATGATCAATGACCACAACTACAATCTCATTAGGATTATGAGGTTCGTAGTCCCAGTGACCATTCTCATACTTGGTTATTGTACCTCTTTCATTTGCCAAAGCCAGCAAATCTTTGTAAACAAACAAAGGACTTACAGACCCATCAACAAATTCTACATACTGAGTTAACATGTCAAAGTAATCTTGAGCTTCTCCTAAGTAAGCATCCTCTTCCTTAGTCATCCTGTACTTACCTCTACCAAAAATCTTGTTTACACTTAGCAGTATTCTACCGCCTGATTGCTCATAAACTCGCCTAGCCATAAGCTTAGCCATCAGCGGCATAGTAGCCATCTCTAAGTTGTAATACTTGATTTTAATAGTGCTGGTACACTCAGGATTTGCAAGGAGATACTCAATAGGATTAATAACATAGGCATCAAGGACAGCTGAAGATTTACCAGTACCGGTACCTCCTCCCCAAAGATCATAACGTCCTCGTTGAACATTACAAATTACTTTAGTTAGTCGGTTAAAACCCATAGGTAAACCTTCATTTAATCCCTGATGTCCTCTTGCTACTTCAGCCCAGAATCTACTCTTCAGCGTAGTTAGCTCTTCGCTCATACTCTTGTTGTTGTATTTCTCTTTCTCTTCTTTCGTTAGCTACAATATCTATAGCTTCATCATAGCTGAGTTCTTCGTCTCGCATTAATCGCCAGACTTCTTTCATCCATCCCATAGTTGTTTTGTTTTAGATTGTTTGACGACCAGCTTCATTAAACTTTTGGACTGCATCTTCTAAAGAATTTACTTCTTCACAAAAGATAGCAAGCCTTGAGTTTACTGAATCATGGTCTTTTTTACTAATAATATAATCAGCACGTTGTAGATACACATAGCCGTTCTTTTTCTCGCTATTAATATATCTTCTAGCTGCATCCATGATCAACTGTACATTAGCATATTCAGGATACTCGACCAAGAACTTCTTCATCTTAAAAATACAAGCTGACTTAGAGCCCATAGCTCCCATCTTCTTGCCTTTAAACAAAAGTCTATAGTCTTCTATCCATTCCTCAACATCATTAACATTATCTGGATTCTTCTTGCTAAGTATTATATCTTTAACAAACGGAGGATTGTTTAGGATAAAACCTTTTTCTTTTAAAAAATCTAGATCAACCTTCAATTCAGCATTGTCTAAAGCAGACTGAGCTATTTCAATCTTTTTGTCCTTAAGAAGAGAGAGGAAAACTTGTTCATCAGGGCTAATCCCCGACGGGTGCCTGAACTCTACTGGATACTTCATAAATAGAAATTAAATCGTGAATACTATTCAAATAGATTGGAGTAGTACCTTTCTGTCTATTCTGTAACCAACGTTCCTCTTGAGTATCTCTACTGTACAGATTAATGATTATCGCTTCCTTATCTTCTTGAGCACGGACAGTCCTTCCGATACGCTGTATGTTAGTAAGCTGACTACTGTAGCCGGCAGCAACAACAGCGAGCGATAACTCCGGGAAATCAAACCCTGCATCCAATGCTTGAACAGTGGATATAGTCTTAATTCCTGATTGTTTTTCTGTAAAGTCATTTAGGATTTCTCTTTGAGTTTTCTTAGTTAATTTACTATGAAAGGTTACTGCTGTTTCTCCTATAGATTCCCTGATAGAATCAGCGAAATCTACTGATTGTGAGAAGATTATACCGTATCGGTCGGAGAATAAAGATACAACTTTTTCTACAATTTCTACCTTATTTTGGTTGTTAATGCAGATATCTTTTCTCCTTCTCAGAGCATTGTAATACATGGCTGCTAAGCCCTGTTCTTTCTTGTCTGGACTCTTGATCCAGGTCTGAGCTAATCTAAGCGTATCAGGCCCGTAACCACCTATCTGAGAGGCAGCATACCTAAAGCTTCTATCAGCTTTGTCATACAACTTTCTATCTTCATCCGATAGATCTACTGGGATATTGTACACAGTATAAGGACTAATCCATCCATTCTCTAAGCACTCTTCAAAAGTAACTACATCGAATACCGGATACCTGTCTAGTATCTCTTCATGCTTTCCATCAGATCTTTTGATGGTAGCACTCAATCCTAGAAAGTATTTATGAGGTATGTCTAATATAATTCCTCTTGTATCAGTAGGTATTGTATGAACTTCATCACATACTAATAAGTCTGCGGATAATTCCGAGGCTCTCATAGCAGCTGTGTTGTTTACAAATACTTCTACTCCTTTAAGCTTGAATGTATTAATCTCTTGTTCCCACTGTTCTTTAAGTGTAATAGTAGGTACAGTTACTATGGTAGTCTTTATTAGATTCTTTTTAGTCAGCCCTTTAATAGCCATAATGGTTACCCTGGTCTTACCAAAACCTGTTACCGCTTGGAGACAACCTTGATAACCTTGTACAGCCCACGCATTTAAACTTTGTTTCTGTCTTTGATCTCTTGTCATTCTCTTAGTATTATCCTGTTAATTTTCTTGTAGTCATCTTCTGATTCTTTATACCTTTCGATTTCATTTTTAATTACTTTTTCTGCATGTAAAATAGTAGCATGGTCTAATCCTCCTAGAGTCATACCTATCTGATCGTAAGTCATCTTTAGATACTTTCTAGCAAAGAAAGCATACCATTGACGAGTTCTTACACATTCTCTCTTCCGAGTTTTAGAAAAAGCATAGTCAAAATCCATAGAAAAGTAACCACATACTATTTCTTTCAATCTTCTTGTGCTTATCTTACCTCTACTCATAGGATGAGTTGCAACATAGATAAGCTGTTTACCTCTCGGTAAGCCTGGAAATATTATAGGATTCATATGATTATTTTTTCCAATGATTAGATACTTCTGGCTCTGCGTACATAGGAATGATTTCCATAAACGCATTTGCACCTTCCTCCATAGCTGTCTGAACTTGTTTAGCTACTTCGTCTTCCATTTCACTTGGGCATTCTACTACTATCTCATCATGGACTAGATTAACTATCTTAATTACACCGAAGTAATTATTTTCCATGATCCACTTGAATAGTTTAATACCAGCATACTTAGTCTGAGAAGCTGCAGTACCTTGGATAACATAGTTAAGACCTTTGCGTTCCATGATACCTCTAAGCTTGAAGTACTCTCTTACAGTAGGCTTATAGTAATTAGCAAACTCTTGAGTGTCACCGTTCTTATGGAAACGATATTCTTCCCAGAATCCATGCTTATTAATAATAGTTTCTAACCGTTGGTATTCAGGATAAAAGTCTATGAAAGACTTTCTACCACTAACTTTATCAATTAAAACATAGCCATTTTTCACAGGCTTTTTCTTAGCTATCTCAAAATAACTCTTGAGACCACTAAAAGCTTTGAAGTAATCTATCTCAGCCTGCTTAGCTATATCAATAGGAATGTTTAGGTTCCTACTAACTGTCTCACCAGTACCGCCATAGGCTAATGCAAAGTTAAAGCCCTTCATTATCTGACGCTTGTCCTTATGGTGAACCTTTATATCATCCAAAGGTACTTCAGACAACTCTTTGTAAACTACCTTAGCAGCATACGAGTGAAGATCAGCACCTCCTTCGAGATAAAACTTCACAAGATCAGGGTCCTTAGATAAATCAGCTAAGATTCTAGACTCTTGAGAAGCATAGTCACATACAATAATACTATTGGAAGGCTCTGCTACGAAACAAGATCTATGTCTATCGTCTGATGGTATCTGCTGAAGATTAGGAGCATTCCTTTTCTTATCTCCACATGATAACCTACCGGTATCCTTAATCTGTCTAAAGCTGGTATGAATTCTACGAGTGACTGGATTAACAGCCTTTAGAATAGATTCACCAAAAGAACTTACAAGTTTAAATACCTTACTGTACTCTATATAGATCTTGAGAAACTCAAATTTATCTATCTGATTATACAGTATCTTGATATCTACAGTATGCTTATCCTCTTTAGCATCATAAGTATTTATCCCAATCTCTTGGAACAATTTAATAACTTGACTGCTTGAGTTCCAGTTAATTAGACATCCAGGAGAGTCATCAAATAGACTTAACTGAGTGTTGATAAAGGAAGATCCAGGTAAATTATTCTTTACCCAGTCTTCCATCTCTCTGATAAGTAGAGAAAGTTTGTTAAGATCTTCTTCCATCTTTTGTTTCCACTTAAGAGTGTCAAGATAGATTCCACAGTACTCAATATAAGCTAGAACTACAACGAACTTGTTCTCAAGGCTTATACACTTTAAAAGATCATTGTTATCAAGAGCTAACAGTTGACTATCCATTAAGTTATGTAGGTGTTCTACATCTGCTGCTGAATACTCTAGAACTCTTGTCGAGTATCTTTCTCGGTGTATAAGTCCTCGGACTTCTTTTTGTAATTGAACTTTTTGGTATCTTCGTAGACATCCATCAAGACCTCTATAACCTGGAGGCTTTATCATACCAGTAGTAAGGACAGTCTCTGCTAGGAATGTGTCAAATACTTTAGTAGGATAAATGCCCTGATGAAAGAAGAATCTCAAATCAAACTTTGCATTATGCATTATAAGAGTCTTAGACTCTAATAAATTCTTTAAAGACTTTATACTAACCGTAGATATATCAATTACATATTGATTAATAGAGTCTCCGATCTGTACATAAATAAGATTATTAGTGTAAGGGTCAAACCCTTCAGTCTCAGTATCTATTGCAAGTATATCAACATCTTTAATATCCGTGATCATCTCATTTAGGGTTCTCCTTTGGATATGGGCCGGATAACTATCGAACAGCTCTACTTGGTTAGTAATAAAGTATATCATCGCTCTTCTAGTATTAATCCTTTAAGATAATTTTCTACTTCATTGATATAATCATAATGAAGTATATCCATTATGTCTACATCTCCGAGTAGAATCTGCTCAACTTCAGCATATCCATAGGAAGGAGGATTAAATCTATCTCCAGTCTCTCTGTTGTAATGCTGATAGACTATAGTCACATTTACTTCGGTACCTTCAAAGGTATAGTCAACTCTTTTTTCCATCTTCTATCTGTTTAATTCT